GCCCGTTAGGACCCCCCCGGGTGCTTAGGCGCCACGCCTAGGTGATACGATTTCCAGTCGTACCGCTTAGACGACCCTGCATGGACTGGTCAACGCCGTTGACTAGCTTGACAACGGCGGAAAACCCGTCCTGGATCCGAAGGAGCTCCATTGTCCTCGGCTTACTACAACAAGAAGCGCGCCTGGTTATACAGGAAGGCTTCTGGTGCATCGACCAAGCGATGGGCCGACACTGGGGTTGTGTATAACACACAATCCCACGGTCCGTTCTTGATCGAGGGTAAGCAGGTGACCAACACCAGGGAAAACAGGTTCCACGAGTGGGAACGTCAACGTGCCCGGGCTCGCGCCCGGAACGAGGACTATCAATACCTACTCGATGGAACGCAGGATATCGGTGGAGATTTCATCACTGTCCGACGGGATTATTCTGACAACGGCTGTTCGCAGTCGCAGAAGCCCCCGGACGTGAGGTATATCAACACGATATATGGGTATCAGGGACCGATCATGGTCTCTGACCCCACGTATGTGGGAACCGACGGTGCGAGTTATTGGCCATCGTACAGCGAAGCAGCTCTATGGAACGAGCTGAAAGTTCGCGGTACGACGGCTATCGCCCGTACGATTCCTACTAACCCTGCAGTAGAAGTCGGCTCTGCACTCGGAGAATCAATGGAACGCCTTCCCAGGCTTCCAGGGCTCTCCCAACTCGGTAAGGCAGGTAACGTCTCGAAGCGATTCGCAGACGAGTACCTGAATTACGAGTTTGGGTTAAAGCCCTTGATTTCCGATGCACGAGCAGCTGCGTCGACTGTGAAGAAGCAGAATTCCATTCTGCAACAGTTGGCGCGCGACTCAGGTCGTCTTATAAGACGACGCTACTCATTCCCTGAGGAGCGGGACAGTTTCATCAGGTATTCGGGGAATCTTTACAGTTTCCCCACTATGGATACTCTGATGTATAACGGTCCTGGGAAAGTCACGATTCACCGTCAAACGGAGAAGCGTGTGTGGTTCTCAGGTGCTTACACGTACTTCTACGACCAGGGGTCTGACCTCTGGAGTAGACTTGCGCGTAACGAGCAGAATGCAAACAAACTGCTCGGGCTCCGGCTTACGCCGGACCTCATCTGGGAACTCTCTCCCTGGAGCTGGCTCGCTGACTGGGCTACGAATGCAGGTGATGTTATGACTAACATCTCTGCATTCTCCCGCGACGGGCTCGTGTTGCGCTGGGGTTATGTCATGATGACCTATAAGGTCACAGACACCCACGAAGGTACGTACCCCCTTGGCGGGGGCGGATCCTTCAATGCGAAGCAAGTATTCACTACTACAGTGAAGATGCGTCGCATGGCAACACCCTACGGATTCGGCCTGGACCCTGGCTGGACTGACCTTAGCGGTCGCCAGTTGGCCATCCTCGGCGCCCTCGGAATTACTCGTGGGCGGTAAACACCGAGATGACAAGCGAAAGGATAACGATCAGCTTGCGCTGACGCTCCTTACGCTTTGGTTTGCCCTTGTCGGTTTTCTATACACCGGCATCTGGCTAACCTTTTAGGGGTCCAAACACCCCACCTAGCAACCAGCTAGGTGGGTCCAACCTGTAGGAAGGCACGTCACGTGTTCACCGATCCTCAGTCCATCACTATCAATGCGGTTGCCAATACGCTTCCGCGTACTGGCGTTGGCGCCTCTTCGGCATCCTATTCCAAGGATGACGGAAACGTCAAGCTGTCTGTCTCGCACTCTTATGGTAAGAGGACGCGACGGACGGCCCGCATTGATTTCCGGAAGACTGCTGCGGACCCGCTGTTCCCGGCTCAGAACACTCCGTTTTCGATGAGTACTTACATCGTTGCGGATGTTCCTACTGTCGGGTTCACGGTTACGGAGCAGAAGCAGATCATCGACGCGCTTAGCGCGTGGCTGACTGCGTCTTCCGGCGCCAATGTCACCAAGTTGCTTGGTGGCGAGAGCTAACACGATTGGCGGGGAATCACTGTGAAGTGGTTCCTCGCCTTCGTGGCCTTGTTAGAGATAACAGGGTCATTTATCGTGTTGACTCTTGGCGATCTGATGGCTGCGTGGAGGGGTCGATACCCTATCCGCGACCAACCATGGGATCCGGACACATGTGACAGGTCATAGCCTACCTCTTCTATTAGGAAGGGGGGCCATGAAAAGGATCATGTGCCTCTTGCAGGAGGTTCTCCTTGACAGGGGAACCTGGTGTGGCGTCAGCACCGACCTTGATCTCAAAAGGATCAAGGCCAGAGTTGAACACGAGGGGCAATCGTTTCTGACGATTGCCCTGCCGAACTATGGAAAGGGCTTCGAAAAAAGCCTTGACCAAGGGTTCGTCGACAGTAAGATGTTTTCGATCTCCTCACGGAGTCGAACTCATCGCGGTCTCCCTGCCCTATTGGAGGGTTTCCTCTGTTTCGTGTTCGATTCGGACTCTGGACAGTTGCTTGATGAACCATCCGCAGACGCCATTCAAGCCATACGTCAGATCACTCTGATGTGGGGCAAGATGGCAGCCGAGACGACCAAAAGTCGAAACGACTACACTCTGCGGCAGTTCCTCAAGTGTGAGCAGGAGGTCCGCCAGGCGGATGCAATGCGAACTGAAGCGGATATTTCTCGCTTCAAGCGTATTGCTACGCTGCTCTGGGGCGACGTGTTGCAACGCGTAGATGAAGACATCTTCTACGGTCGCATCGTCCCGAAGCACGGCCCAGGCACAACTGCTGAAGGTACTGTCGGAAACGACAAGTACCGACAGTCCTTGTGGACTGAGCGGCTGGAACAGGTGTTTCCATCCTTGGATTACCTGTTTCCGTCATCCAGCTATTATCATCAGCTGGATCAGGTGGAACTCCTCGAACCCGGAGCAGAACTTCCCGTGAGGGTCGTTACTGTTCCTAAGACGCTCAAGGCACCTCGAGTGATCGCGATCGAACCGCTGTGTATGCAATATGCACAGCAGGGCGTTCTCGAATCGCTCGTGGGCCATCTGGAAGGGCCTGACAACCCTCTCAGATGGCTTATCGGATTTCAAGACCAGGAGCCTAACCGGCGAATGGCCTTGGAGGGTTCCCTGTATGGGGAACTCGCTACGCTCGATTTGAGCGAAGCCTCCGATAGAGTCTCGAATCAGCTCGTACGCGAGCTTGTTGCTCACTGGCCGAATGTTGCTGCGGCCTTTGATGCAACTCGCTCGCGGAAGGCTGATGTGCTTGGCAAGACTTACCGTCTCGCCAAGTTCGCCTATGGGTTCGGCGCTTTGCTTTCCTGTGGAAGCCATGGTCTTCGCGACCATCATCTTCTGCGGGATCGAAGAAGCGCTCAACTGCCAGTTGACGAAGCGTAAGATTAACTCTTACGCTCGTCGGGTGCGTGTCTATGGAGACGATATCATCGTCCCCACAGACTTCGCCGAACAGGTTGTGGGAAAGCTCGAAGATTTTGGTCTTCGAGTCAATACCGGCAAGTCTTTCTGGACTGGGAAGTTCAGAGAGTCTTGCGGCAGGGAGTACTATGACGGTCACGACGTCTCCATCGTTCGTGTCAGAAGTATGCTCCCTTCCCAACCTGGGGACGCTCACGAGCTTGTCAGCACTGTTTCTCTGCGTAATCAGCTGTACTTCGCTGGTTACTGGAGAACGTGCAGGTGGCTCGACGAATGGATTGAGAATCTGATTCCCTTTCCACACGTCGGACCGGACAGCTCGGTGCTGGGCCGGCACTCCTTACTAGTCTCGTATGAGACCCAGAGGATGTGTCCCCGAACCCATGCTCCCCTTGTCAGGGGGCGTGTCGTCTCGGCTGAGCTACCTCCAAGTTACTTGGAGGACTCAGGTGCTCTGCTCAAGTACTTCCTGAAGCGAGGGGTCGAACCCATCGCCGACGCGAAGCACTTGGAGCGTTCTGGACGTCCTCGTACCGTCCGCACCAAGACGAGGTGGGCCCGGCCGTTTTAATAACGGTCGGGCTGGCGGGTGATCAATAGCCCGTCAGATGAGGAGGCTGTTAACAGCCTACCTTCTCAGGCGATAGCCCATCGAGAGATGCGCGATTCGCTGAGGAGGTGTACTGCTAAC